GGGGAATCTTGAAGACGTCTCAACGGAGCGGCTTGGTCCCATGTTCCATCCTGAGGTATAAATTTTAGAACCTCGAAGATAGCATCATGAAGACCAGAAAGTAAAGACTGTGTCCAACCATCAGTGATGGCAAACACACGAACTTTACCCGCCGCTTCTACCTTCTCATGGAGCTTACCTAATACAGGTAAGACTCCCGGTTTCAACTCGAGGTCTCTAACTTTATCCATCTCCAATCGAAGAGCATCACTGAGAACGTCATTTGCCGAAAGCTTAGCGTACGCCATAAAGGCCTCGCAGGGTTCACTAGCTTTAGTGAACGCAAATGCATCCAGTGATAAGCCCAAGATAGAGGGATTATAGTTAGGCCCCGCTGAGTTAAGAGCCAGAAAGCCCGACGGTTTTAAATGAAACCTTTTAGGTAACATTTTCAACACTCTATTAAGCTCTCAGACAGGCATCGTCATGCATGCTCCCGTAAAGGGAGCGACGATCGTCTCAAGCTTAAGAGTCGAACGGACTTTCATGATTCGGAAGACGGACAAGACCGATAAGACCGCCCTAATTGTAACCGGGTCTGCAGACCGTATTAAAGTCCGCAGTTCACCAGGTACCAATTTAGGAAGGCCTCCGGAAATCCCTAAGCATACACCTTGCGAGGTGTATACCGGAACGCCCGCTACATACTTGTGGATCAACCGTACCGATTCCTTCAAATACATTACTGTAAATAAAGGTCCGGATAAGGTTCACAACGATTTAACGCGCTGCAGTAAAATGTAGTAAGCGCCCGGAGACTGCACACTGAGGACCCAGATTATCACTCGAAGTCATCTATCAAGCATTTTAAAGCTGATAAATAAACTAGGGCGATTATATCGTGATCTCGTTGTGTTTCTCATAGTTCCAAATAGTTTGCATCCTTTACCCTCTCTCGATACCTCCAGGAGTTTAAACCTGGGTTCTGGTCACCTTCGTGACTCGATATCGACAAGTAGTAAAGGAAAACATCATTAAGAGTTTTCTCTCTTAAGGTGGGCAACCCCGACTGACAAGTCAGGGCTCTACGGAAGAACGGATATGCGAACCATAGGATTGTCAAAACCTATTTTGGAGTCCGGCGATCTTATCGCCTAGGCCCTTGGTGAAGGTTTAACCCTCAACAGAGTCGGATAGCACACCGGAAGGTTCTTAAAACCTCC